CTAAGCGACGGTCGGCAACCCTTTGATGAACTGCTCGTTGTAATTGTTGACCGCTTCCAGCAACTGCTGGTTGTTTTGCGCCATCGCCCCTAAAACTTGCTGCGCGAGCTGCAGTAGTACCGCCGTGGGTACGGTTAACTTGAATGCGCACTCCCTGTGTTCTTGCGGATCTTGTGGCGATGCCGGCTTCGTTAAGTTATGGAAAATGACCTTACTGGTCGGCCAGCCCATCAACAGCTGGGAGAATCCATCTGCAAAGTAATCGGAAGTGCCGTCAGGGATGTACAGCTCAAAATTGGCACCATTCTCGTTGACTGTAATGCTGCGGCTCATGCGATTACTCCGTGACAATATTCAACAGTTGTGGGCTGCTCTGCGCAACATCCATGATTAAGTAGGTACTAGAAGACGATGCGCCGGCTTTGCTTGCGAACACCGCCGCAAAGGTACTCGGCTTGTCCAACACGTAGCCGGACTGGGAAATAGCTGCCGCGTCGCTACGCTCTTTGACCTCTACCCAAACCCCGACACAACCTTTAGGGGCTAAATGCACATGAACGTTGCACTGAACCGCCGAGGCGATCTTCTGCATCGTCTCAAGTGTCGGGTTTGCATCGCCACGCAGGACCTTTGTCACCCAGGCGGGACTGGTCCCAATCGAACGGGCAAGCTCGCTGCGCTTGAGACGGCAACGCTCTAGCTCTCGATCGACGGCAATCGCGAAGTCCAGCTTCACTTCTTCCGTCCAATCCGCCTCTACTTCTTGGTACCACGCAAGCTCTTGAGGGACAGACGGGTCGTGTGGTTGTACAGCGAGCTCGTTCATGCTCTGGTCTCTATATGGCCTTATCGCCGAATTCAGTGCGAGCGCGAAATGCACGCTCAACCTCGGTTGAGTCCGCCTTCTGCCCCTTTTTAATGCATGCTCCGGTCAGCATAACGTTTCCATGTACATCCCTGAAGCCAAACACACGCAAGTCACCCTTAATGAACTCCCAGACCTTCTTCGCCTTATCAGCTTCATGGAACAGCTCGACAGGAAGGCGCTCCCCGGCCGCAAAGCGCTTGAATACCGACTTGAAGCCCTTGGCTGACGCGCTGTACTGACGCTCGTTCGACTTCTGCTGCAGAAATGTAAGGACCGGACTCGCTGGGCCGTAGGCTTCGCCCTCAGCAGCGAGCGCCGCTACCTTGAGCTTATCATTTTCGAACACGTAGTAGCGCAGCATTTTAACCTATAGGTTAAGGGCGCGCATTAGGTGAATTCTTCCACTGGCGCCGGTCAGTGCATCGAAGTATAGCGACGGATGATCCTGGTCCTTCGAGCGTGCACATCGCTGTCCCCACTTTTTCGAGTTGACGGCCCCATCTTACTCCGCGATAAACTGTATATCCATACAGTATTTACGCCGTCATGCCGAAGCCGCCGCTGCCCTCGATCCAGTCGCCAACCGCGCGCCAGCTCCGGGAAATATGGCGCCGGTATCCCGAAGGGCACGAGGTGCGCACGCTCATCATCGAGATCGTGCGCATACGGAAGGTGATCGCCGAAGCGGAAGAATACCGCCAGATCGTACAGACGGTCTGGAACGAGGATACGGGAGGGGCACACCTCGTCGCGCTGTACAAGCTGCGTCGGCTGTTGCAGGACGAGGAGCGAAGGACGTAGGACCGATGACCCGCTTGATAGATCCGGTGCGTCACGAAAGCCTACAAGGAGGCACCCCTGATCTGATAACCATCAGGGACAAACGCCCCCGATCTGTTACAGCCCTTTGCAACCTTCGGGATGGTTTTCCGGATGGGCGCGGCAGTCGTTCACGTACGCATTGACCGCGTTGTAGCTGTCTACCACACGGGTGACGATGGCGGTCAGATGAGCGTCTTGTGTTGCCTGGTCCGGAGTTCGGCAGTCCGCTCCCATGTGCGACTTATCTGGGGCATCCACTAGGCCAAGCAAATAGCCGTTGCCGGGCACGCTCGCCAAGAGATCCGCCAACCCATCTGCTGCCGTTTGACCCAGGGGCAATTCGCACGTGCGAATCGGGAGCACCTTGTAAATTTGTTTGCCTTCCAGATAGAGCCGATTCTGGAACACGACGAGATCCTTGCGGAATTGCTCGATTGCCGCGACCTGAGCGGGATCATTGCGCCCAGTTTGCATATCGTCGAGCTGGAAATTCAATACGACCCATTCGGACGGCGCAACCGGAAGCTTCGTATGATCCATCTCATCCTGCGTAGGACCGACGCCATTATTCACGGCCATCACCAGTTGATGCAGGGTCGTCCCGTCGATCACCCCAGGATATACGGTGATCCCGGCGCCCGCCGCGGCGAACCGCTGCTGAAGCGCGTCAACCGTTGCCTGGCCCGCAGATGGCGCGAGCGTGGCACTAGCGCTGGAAGCAACATCAGTCGAGGCCGTACGCGTAGTCTTTTGCTGCGTAACGAGCGGAACGCCGGAGAACGTCAGCTTCACCGCAAACTTGCTGGGCGCCGCGGGCGAGTCCCCGTCTCCGCCACCGCATGCGGCCATCGAAATGCAAAGTGGAATTGCAAGTGCTGCGAGGAGCTTTTTCATTTTGGTCTCAGGCGCTAGTTGATGAACTTCACTTCGTTTCTATGAAGTTTACAGAGCTTTTCATGATCCACACAATCCATTTGCGGCCGGACATCGCCGGCCGTCTTGCGGTCAAATAATCCTGCAGCGCAGTCAGTTCTTCGATTTCGCGGTTGTCATCGTCAGTGCGTCGTAGTCGCGCTCGCACTGCTGGCCGGCGATGCGGGCGCGGTCAGCGTACTCTGCCAAGTCGCCCGCGCGCTGGTCAGCGCGGCCGAGCACGTCGGCAAGCAGATCGAGGGCGTCGCCGGCTGTCGAGCCTCCGGCGGCAACGGTGGGATGGCGGGCGGCTGCGACGAGTTGATCGACGCGCTGGTGCAGGCTGCCAGCGGCAGCACGAGCAGCAAAAGCATCTGCGAGCGCGGCCGTACGTTTTTGGTTCGCGTCATTTGCGATCTCCGTTTGCGCCGCGGTGCGGCGTTGTTCCTCTATGCGTGCGGCCTCGACCGCCTTCGTTTGTGCGATCGCCGCATCGGACTTCATATCGGCGATCCGCCGCGCGCTGATCAGGTGCTCGACCTCGAAGCCAGCCGACGCGCCGAGGATCGCAGCAATCAGGTACGGAATGATGATTCTCAGCATCACAGCCCCCTCTCGCAGAGAGCGCGCTCGTCTGCGCGCCGTTTCACCAATCCGGGCAGCACGCGGCCGCCGGCCGTCACCCACTGCGGCCTGCCGCTGTCCGATTCGTTCATCGCGCGGCACGCGCCGCGGAAGTCGCCCGCATTGAACCGGTGAGCAGTTGTGCTCGCGCAGTACGCGCGCGGCCCGACGTTGTAGGCGAAACTCACCGCGGCCGCGAGTTGGTACGGGTGCCCCTTCAGCGTTGGGGTGCACTTCAGCACCGGCTCGGCATGCTCGATCAAACGCTGTTCGAGCCGAGTACGGCACTCTTCCGGCGTGAAGCGCTGCCCGAGCTTCACGTCCTTCGTATCGCCGTTGCACGCAGTCACAATGCCGATCGGATCGGGCTTCGCGACGAGCACCTGCCCTTCAAATCGCGGGACGATAGAAAGCAAAAGGGCTGCCGCAGCAGCCCCCACAACACCGGCGAGAGTTTTCTTCGGTGCACTAGCCATCGTGTTTCTCCATATCTTCGATCCGTAGATCGGATTCGCGCTGCTTGCGCTGGTCGTCTCGCCACTGGAAATACAAGTTGGACGCGAACGTCAGGATTGCCGTCGCGATACCCACGATCACGCCAACTTGAGTAAGCGTCAGCGACGCTCCAAGAGCCACGCCGCTACCGGCGTAGCTTGCTGCCTCCGTCGGACTAACTTGCATCCATTCCCCCCCAAAAAAACAAAGGGCCGCTCGAAAGCGGCCAATCACACGATTCCAGTTCCATCCAGCACCATGAAGCGCGAGCGATATTGCTCCCTGAACCCCGAGAAGTTTGATGTCTTGCCACCCCCGTACATAGTCGTTCCCCATGAAACAGTGCTCCCACTCACTCGAATCGACGTAAGCTCGACGCCGGCAGGGTCATAGCTCCAAGCCACATGCACTGAGTAGATCGCCGATATGATGACTGGGGCGCTGTACGTTTTCGACTTCCATGTTGGATACGGAGACCCGGTTGTGACCCAGCCCGTCCCAGGCGGCAAATACTCTTCGTAGATGACGTCGAGCACGCGCAGGAATGGCCGCGATGAGTCAGCAATTAGCACGCCATTTCCATTGAACACCTGCAGGCCGAAGTTCCCGCTCGGAGGTGGCACTTTATCGAAAGCGAAGAAGTGAACCGTGCACGGCTGCTCGGTGATGAAGGTCAGCGTGTACGTATTGCCGGATGACGTTGCATTCCAGAGAGTTATTCCAACACCGCCTTCTGCATATACACCGTACATCGGTGCTTGATTCGCCGAGAACGTAAATGACACTGCGGCGAGCGTCGTGTAAAAGGGATTCCCCGCGTCGTTTCTCGCCAACAGCAATGTCGTGCTGCTCGATGCAGCGGACGCAGACATCACCAACTGGTAGTTGGGCGTCATTCCATCGATCTGATATAGACCGGTATCGGTGAATGCTTGAAATCCTGCTGTCATCCTCAATACACTCCAAATACCAGCCATCCCGGAACCGGGTTATAGGCATTCGATCCGCCAGAGTTCGGGCTGTATGTCCAGCTGATTCCGCTTGGCCCAATTGACACGATGGGAGACGGCTCGGCACCCGATACCCGCTTGAAGATCCAATCGGGCATGAACGCCCAGAAAGGCGTCCCGCTCGACAGGTCGGCGGACGCACTGCCCGCTACGCCCTCCGCTCGCACAATGCCCATCACTCGGCCCGCGCGCGATGTGGCATCCAGCAGCAAGCGGCCAGAGCCATCCCATATTTGCAAACCTGCCGTCATTACCAGATCCCCAGGCGCACGCGCAGCGTGCCGTTACTGTCGTAGACCGTTAGCGTGCTCGAGTTGATGTTCAGATAACCGCTTCCGCCGTTCGGGCCATTGAACGTAATGCCATTGGCCTTATCCAAAATCCAGAGCGGCTGACCGTTTGCGCCCACGGCTGTCGACTGAATCGTCTGGCCGATCATCGCATTCGTGATCCAGCCGGTACCGATGAACGCCTGCGACAGAAATACTTGGCCACCCAGCACCACGAACGGCGACGACACCGTCGATCCGGCGTCGTCGAGGATCGCAAAGCGCTGTGCTGCCACCAGCACCTGGGACTCGACCGTGCCGCTAGTGTTATCTACGCCAACACCGATACCGGCCATGTACGTGCGCCCCCCTGTCGTGACCCGAGTCTTGATCTGATAGGAGGCAGCGACTCGGCCGTTGATGTCGGCATAGGAAGCAGCGTTCGTTTGGACTGCAGCCGTGTTGCTATTGACCTGCGCCTGTACGGTCGTAATCTGTGCCGCCGTGGCTGAGTCAGCCGCAATTCGCGCCGTGGTCTCGGTCTGCACGGCAGCCGACAGCGCTGCCACGGATGACTGCATCTGAGCGGTAACGGTATCCGTTTTCTGCGCCTGCGCCATATCTGCCTCCGCGCGCGCAGACTGCTCAGACCAAACCCCCGCGTAGACTGTGGTAGACCCGGCATATCCCCCACTATCGCCGGCCATCGGCGGGATAACGACCTGAGCACTCACCTGATCGATGCGCGTCGAAAGCGCTGCATCGGCAGTGGCCCGAGATTGCTGCTCCGTCGTGATCGCTGCTGCGTTATCGCTTACGCTCTGCTGCAAACCGGGAATCGCATTAACGGGCGTCAGGACATCACTGCCCAACTGCGTCTTCGTGATGGCACCGGCGAGATACGCAAGAATCGGAGTTGCATCGCTGCCGCTCTGCCCATTCACACCAACCCCTGACGGGTACCATGGACCGATGTTTCCGGAGGTGTCGACAAGGCGCGCCCAGAAGAAGAACGACTGACCAGCTGCGAGGCCCATCAAACTCGCGCGCGCTTGCGGAAACGCATAGTCTGAGAGCTTCGTCGCAGTGCTGATGTCGTTCGTCCTGCTGTACCAAATCTCGGTGCGCTGCGTATCGCCAGCAGTACCGTCAGCAGGGAATGTCCAGTCGACCTCGATCGCGAATACCTGCGTCACGGTCGAAAGCGATGCTACAGCCGGTGGGAGCCCCGTCTTTCCGGTAAGAGTGGTGTCCGCCGAATAGGCCGGAACAGAGGTCACCCCCATCCCGTTGACGGCACGGACGCGCGCGCTGTAGGTGCCGCGGTAGATGCCCGACACCTCAACCTGCAGGCCGCCCGTCTGGTTAGCTGACACCCACTCGCCGTTATCCTTGCGCCACTCCGGAAGGTAGCTCACACCATTCGCAGCAGCATCCCATGCGATGACCATGATGGCCTTGGAGATGCCCTGGTCGATCACCGAGTACGTCGAGAGCCGAACGTTAGCCGGCGGAACCTGTGCCGAGGGCGGGATGACCGTGATCGGCCGAACCTGAATCGCCGCACCATTGTCGATCGCCGCGTACTTGCCGGGCTCATGCTGGGCAGCGTTGATCGTGTACGTGATCTGGTCGTTGTCAGATGCCTCCTGCACGCTGATCACTCGGAACAGCTGCGCATTGAGGGTCGCGTTTTCAAGCATCCACACGGCCCCGACGACCGGATCTGTATCGAAGGCGCTGTCCACCGTGATTGCGTCGCCAGCAGACGATCTGACGGTGCGCTTCTGCGCTACGCCGGTGGGCAGGATCGCGGTCAACACGTCACCGGATGAGACGCTCGGTAATTTGTCGAGCGTGATCACGGTGCCGTTCACCGCGCGGATGCGGCCACCCATTCTCTTGCCGACCTTCGCCGGATCCGCGACGGCGATGATTTGCCCAGGTGCGCAGAGCGTACCGTCGAGTCCGACCGAAAACGAAATCGTGTTCGTTTCGTACCTGCTGGTCAGCAGTGTCCAGAGCCCCAATCGGTGCGCCTGCCCTTGCGACGTTGTCCCGAACGCGGTGATCTGCGCTTTCGTGACGCCGTAGCGTGCGATCCCGTCCTCATCAGGCACATACTCGACGGCCTGCTTGTACTGATTCGCTGGATCGTTCCAACTCACCAGCGCAGTCGTGTAGCGAGTCTTGAGTGCCGAGCCGACGTACTTGAACTGGCCTCCGACGACATTCGCCGCGGTGTACACGTAGACCGGATCAGCCGGCATGTCTGCGTTCGCTACGACTGATCCCGGCCCCCAATACGCGATGCCGCGGAACGTAGTCGCGAGATCCTGCAACACCTTGTACGCGTCGGCCTGAGACTGGATCACGCAGTTGCACGTGAACCGAGGTTCCTGGCCGCCCTTCCCGTCCGCGACCATCACGTCGCAATACTGCGCGATCTGATACAGCCCCCACTTGTCGACCATTGATGCATCGACGTGGTTGCCAAGCCCATAGCGCGCGTTCAGCACGATGTCGTAGAAAACCCATGCTGGGTTGTTCGACCATGCAGTCTTGAACGTACCGTCCCACGCACCGGTATATGTGCGCGTCACCGGGTTGTAGTTGGTCGGGACACGGATCAACAGCCCGTAGATGTCGTATGAACGCGTCGGCACCGAACTGAACGACTGCGCATCGAACGTGAGGCCGATGAGGGCGCTCATCGGATAGCGCAGCTTGCGATCGATGACTTCGGTGATCGCCTCGATATTGATCGTGTCCGCGATCAGCGAACTATGCGCGTTCGGCGTGATGCGGCGCACACGCACAAGCCAGCTCGAAGTCGCGGCCGGCAATTCGATGCGAACACTGCGCTCGTAGAGCGACGTCGTCTTGCCATCAAACGCACCGGAAACGACCTGCGAGTACGAGCCGCCGTCGACGGCGAGATCTATCGCATATTCGACTCGGTAGCCCGTGACATTGCCGGTCGTCGCGTCCGACACCTGCAGCGCTGGGACGCCGAACCGCAACCGTACGGCCGTGAGCTGCGTGTTTTGCACCTGGCGAACCCAAGGAGCATCCGACGTCAGCGGCGTGCTGATGGCGATCTCGTTCTCGACGGCGGGGAACCCGGCGAGATACGTCTGATCCTGCGTGCCCGTACGCGCGTCGAAACTGTAGTTCGCGAAGTTCGTCGAGCCGTCGCTGTTCTGAATTGGCGTGCCGTTCAGATACACGGACTGCAACCCGCTCACAAGACCGCCGATCGGCCCCTCGGACAGAACGTCGAGCACTTTCGCATAGGCGATCGAGTGCAGGCTATCAGGCGACTGCGTTGGCGTGCTGCTCGATCCGCCGCCCTTCGAGCCTTGAATGCGCATATCAGTTCTTGTCCTGTGCAAAAATTCCAGAGCTGATTACCTTCGAGCCGACCACCATGCGGCCGTACACCAAAGGCACCGGCTCGCCCTGCGCCGCACTGTTGACTGGCCCATTGAAGTAGTACGACGTTCCGTTGTTCGGGCCAGCGCCGGCGAGCCCGCTCGTCTGCGGACTCAGCATCTGCATGACGCCGCCGAGCATCATCGAAGCGCCAAGGCCGATCAGCGTTGATCCACCATATGCGCTCGTGAATGCCCCCACCACGATCAGCGCGGCCCCAATGATGGTCTGGAACAGGCCGCCGTTCTTGCTGCCGATCAGGATCGGCGCAATGCGAATTTCATCCCTCCCGACCGGATGCTCGAGCTCGTCTTCGGAGACGTTCCGGCGGCCATGAAACACTGCGAATGTCAGGCCGTTGTCCTTGGCGCACATCATGAATTTCTCGAATCCGGGAACCGTCACGCACAGCGCACGTATGGCTTCGCGCGTCGACGAGACGGCGATGCGATGCACGCGGCCGAACTTGGTCCCCGCCACGCCATAGAGGCGTACGGTACGAAGCGTGTTGCTCATTGATTACCCCTTGTAGCGCAGCACCGTGTGCAGGGTTTGCGCCCACATGCCGCCCCACACCGTGCGGCCCGACAGGCGCCCGTGCATGTGGTGGATGAATTGGCTGTCGCCGAGATAGACGCCGGCATGGTTTGGCACGCCGTTGCGGCTACGGATCTGCATCAGCAGCACGTCGCCGACTTCGAGCGGCGCATCGTGCCCCACGTCTGCGAACCCTGCGGCGCGGTAGTTTTCGAGATAGAGCGACGAGTGACCGTCATCCCACCACTCGTCGCTTCGCTCGAAATCAGGGAGATCAACGCCGCGCTCGAGCCGGTAGTAATCGCGCACAATCGCGTAGCAGTCGTGCACGCCATGCACAAACTGGCGCCCAATGAGCGGCGCGATGAAACCGGACGGCCCGAACTCGCACCAATCGTCGATGGCGATCAAGCCATCGGCCTGCACACCGAGCGAAACGATGATCCAGCGCGCGATACCGCTCTGCTCACACATCGCCCTGTCAGCGCCGCTCGGGCGCGCCGGCATACCTGGATGCGAATGAACGAACGCTGCGATCTCGCCTATATCTTCGGCGCGTGCGTAGTCCTCGCCAGATACCTCCATGTCGTCTTCCGGCTTCGGTGCGCGGTTGATGCATGGCAGATAGACTTCGCCGGCGTCAGTCTGCACGATGAAGCCAACGCACTCGCGCGGGTATTCAGCGAGCGCGTGCGCGGCGATCGCAGCCTTGATTCGTTCGTCCATAAAAAAACCCGCCGAAGCGGGGTTGTGGATGCAGGTTGGGGAAAGGTCAGGACAGCGTGTCGGAGAGGAATCCCCCGAACGGAAGCGGGTTGTTGATGCCGAAGCGACACTGGCAGCCGCTCACCTTCTTACTGCATCGGTCGAGCGCTGGATCGCTCACGGGCTGGTCCTTGGCATCGAAATACGTCGTGCCGGTGTAGCCGCAATTTGCGTCCCGGTACCGCCACTGGCAACCGGACGCGATCTGCCGTGCAGGCACCTGCTGGCCGCCGAAATCGAGCGCCGACGAGAGCATGAAATCGACCTGCGCGTTCGTCTCGCCGGACTTTTGCTCGATATACCAGAGCTCCGGCGCCATCTCTTGCGTCGGATCTGCAGTCGGGTTGCCGGACGGGAAATTCACCGAATCGAGATATTTCGTCAGCGTGCGCCGGCGCCGCACCTTTGCGCCGACCATGTCGCCAAGGAAGACGCATAGCGCCGAGATCGTGCCGCCGACGTTTCCGACAGAAAGCGTCGGTGATGGCTGTTGTGCGCTAGACGTGTGCTCGAATCCGCTCGCCTGAATCGGCCACGGCTTGTACTCGTTGCCCTGCCACCAGATCGATGTCGACTGTAGATGCCCATGAAAGCGCAGCATGTCGCCACCGATTGCAGTACAGTCGACCTCGAACAGCTCAATGAGCGCGCCTGGCATTAGTTTCTGAATTTCTGCCGTGATACTCATAATGCCAAGCCGTTAAGTAAAGGCGACGACATGGTGGTTGTCACGGATCCGACAGTTTTCCAAGCCATTAGGCGAATTTGGTATGATCTTCCAGGAACAAGCCCAGCAGTAATGAACGAGCATGACAAATGACGAGGTGCCGCGAATCCCACGTCTGTGGCGCCGTTGAGCGTAACGTTTGAATTACCACTTTGTGCAAAAACTGCATTACCAGTTACGTCAAATATCTGAAGACGCATCAAAACATCGACCGACGTAGCGGAAGCTATAGAAAAAGACGCCGATGCAGTAGCGAGAATAGCCCCAACAGATCCCGTCGGCTGAACCCATGCATTACTAAATCCGACTGCTCCAGGCGAGTTTAACGGCAAATCTCCCGTGACAAATTGCTGGGCAAATATTGGGACAATTGCAGAAATTGGAAGCCGCGTATTAGGATCAAAATTTCCGTTGTCCCATGGCGTGTTACCAGCAAACACAGGGCGCGCGTTGAACGTTTCAACGTCCAATTTAGTGCGCCCACGCATTAACACTGACCACGTATGGATGCCATCCGAATCCAGCATCGCACTCTCACCAGGGTTGATCTTCGACAGTGCAACGGTGTCTCCGGATCCGGATGCGATAGCAAGCGTGACGACCGTTGCCCCGATGTTGCGCAAGAGGATGACGCTGTCAGCGGCGCATGTCGAGGCTGCCGGCATGTTGATCGTGCCCGCGCTCGTCAGGTTGATATTGACACGCTTGCCGACGTACGCGTTCGTCAGCGCCTGCGCTGCGGTGATCACCGCAGACGACGTGAGCGCCGCTTGCGTATTAAGCACGTCGACGTTCGAATTCACCTTCGAGAATGCAGAGCGCACGGTATCGCCGTCTGAGCCGGCCGGCGCCGTGCCCTGATTGATTTTTTGAAGTGCTGTCATGATCCGAGGTCGAATGTCTGCGTGAACGTCGCCGTCACGGCATACGTGCCGTTATCCGGGATGGAGTCGGCGTATGTGTCGCACTTGAAAAGCGACTGCTGCCGCAGCGGAGGAGTCCAATAGAACCCGACGCCGACGTGCGCATCGAGGAAGGCGAGAATCTCCGAGATCGTGTCGGCGCCGCCGACGAACTGCACCGCGAACGACAGCACACGATTGTTGATTCCATCCGGCACCGTCTGTTCGTACCCGTCGCCGAATTGCGACTTGCGCACGCGCAGCTTTGTCGTACCGGCATACTGCGCGACGGTGGGAATCCAAATAAAGGTGTCGGGCATTTAATTCAATCCGTTCTGTAGCTTCCAGAGCACGCCGCCCTGCCTACGCTCGTTCTGCAACAAAGCCTGAACAGCCTGCTTGATCTTCTTGGACAGCTCGGCGCTGTTTTGCTGTTCGGCAGCGGACGTGCCATTGCCGCCCGTTACAGTGACCGGGGCGTCGACGATGACCGTCATGCCGCTGCTGGAGCTACCCGAAACCGGCGTCGAGGAACCGACGTAGCCACCCGTCGCGAATCGCGGCGCGGCCGCAACCGGCTGCTTGCCGTTGATCGCCTCGAGCAAGCCGCGGTACTTCGACGTCGCAGCTGCGTTCACCACGAATTCGCCATTCGACAGTCGAGCCATGATGCTGTCGCTAGTGCCACTGCCAGGGCCGGTGATGTATCCGCCGTCCGCATGGCCGGTGCCGAATCCGTTCGTCAGATTGATCATGTTGTCGAGTGAGTCACCCGGCAACGCGCTCGAGACGGGTGCGGCAACACCGGCATTCGCCCCGAAGAAGCCGCCGATCAGAGAACCACCGATCGACGCGAAGTTTCCGAGAAGCCCACTGATCGCCGCCTTTGCCGACATGCGCGCGAGGTCCGCGATTATCGAGTTCACCAGCGACGTGAAGCTGAGCTTCCCGGTTTGCGTGAAGTTGACCCAGGCCGACTCCATACCGTTCGTCACGGTATTGAACAGTTGTTCGGTCTGCTTCATCTTGTTTTGCGACTCGTCCATATAGTTCGCAAGCGCGGTCGACGCGCCGTTGATCCAGTTCGCCTGTTTAAGCTTCAGCGCGGCGTAGTACTCGTCGTAGTCCTGCAGGGACTGTTGCAGCCCGGCCTGAATCTCGCCGACCGCCTTTTGGTAATCCGGGCCGCCGATCAGCTCCTTCGGCGTCGCCTTGTCAAGCTGCTCCTGCAGGCGCTGATATTCCTTGTAGATGGACTTGATGGCCTGGACGTTCTTCAGGGCGTCCGCACCCATCCCGATCGCGCCCAGCTCGCGCGAATACTGCTCAGATTGGCCTTTCTGGAATGCCGCAATGGATTGAGCCAGCTGCGCGGAACGCTCCTGGAGCTTCGCCACATCCTCGCGGTGCTTGACCTCTTTCTCGAGTTCGATGTTCTTCTGCAACTGAATGCGAATCTCGACCTGATGCCCGATCAGGCTTTTCTGATCCTCAGTGAGCGTCTTGCCCTTCCAGTCGCTGATCTGCTGGTTGAACTTGGCGAGCTCCTTTTCGGCGTTCGTCAACTTGTCGGTCATGGCCAACTGCGACTGCAGTTCTGCGGCCTGATCGCGCAGTTGCTGCAGGAACTTCGTCGCAGCGTCGTCGTGATACGCCTTCGGATGCGCGCCGTTCTCACCCTTCGCAAAATTGATCTGGTTGGTACCCGTTTGCCCCGGCAAATGCGCATCGGGCGCGGTCGTGTCCGACCATAACTTACGCATGAATTGCGAATAGCCTTCGCCCTGCTTCTTGAGGTTTTCATACCCCACCTTCGCCGAGTCGTAGGCCATCTTGAACTGACCCGACGACGCGTAATACGTCACCATCGCAGTGGTCGCGATGACCTCGGATACCTGCTCGAAACCGACCACGACGGTAGCGATCGCGGAGGCCGTGGCCTTCATCACGACGCCTACCGCGTTGTAAAAGTCCATCATCAAGGGCTTCATCGCGACGTTGCCGCTCAGCGCATTGGTGAGGTTGATGATCGTCGGCAGGAGCTGGGCCTTCGCGCTCAGCGTCAAGGCGTCCATCTTCGCCTTCGACAGATCCATCTGCTCCTTGAGGGCAGCCATCTTGGCGATCGTCTCGCCACCGATCACGGCACCGGATTCAGCGGCAGCGGCGCGAAGCGCATCAAGGCCAGCCCGCCCGCGATCGAGCAACGGAATCAGGCTTTCGCCGGATGCACCGAACAACTCGTTCGCGACGGCGGCCTTGGCTGCCCCGTCCGCCGACTGGTGGAACGCGTCGGCAATCTTCGGGAGCAGCTCGTCCGGGCTATTCTTCTTGAGGTCCGCAAGCGAGATTCCGATCGCAGCGAACGCCTTTGCGGAATCCTTGTTCCCGTTGATCGCCTTGTTTTGTGCCTCGCCAAGGCCAGCCAGAGACTTTGTCGCCTCCTTCGTGTCGACGCCGACAGACTTCGTTGCGAAGGCCCATTGCTGGATGCTGTCAGTCGAGACACCCGTCTTCTGGTGCAGGATCTCGATCTGCTCACCATAATCGGCGAGGACTTCGCGCGCGTGGTAGACGGTTGCAGCTGCGGACGCGATAACGGCGATGAACGCGCCGACCGAGAGCACGCTCTTGGTCATGAGCATGGACATCGCATCCGTACGCTCACCAAGCACCATGAGGGAGCCGCCGAAATTCTTCCAGTTGCCCTGCGATGCCTCGTGAGCCAAAACGAGAAGTTCGCGCCGGGCGCCGGCTGTCGCGAGGTTGAAACCGTGCGCAGCATGGCTGCCGCCATTCATGGCCGCCTCGGCAGACTTGATCTTGTCGATGAACGGCTGCGCAGCGTCCGACACGCCCAGCTCGGCCGCTCGACGCTCCATCAGTTCAGCGCGCGTCTTTCCGGCCTGATCGGCCTGCTTCTGGAGCGCATTCAGCCAGTTCTCGGCCGAACGCGCGGACTTGTTGAACGCCAACAGCGCCTCGTCGCCCTGCTCCTTGATGGCCTTTCGAGAATTCTCGATCGCCGCGACCGTATTGGTCATGCGCTGACGAAGCGTGTCCTGGCTCGTCATGAAATCGGCGGCGCTTCTGCGGGCACGCTCCATCTCGGAGACGTATCCGGACGCATCGCCGGTCAACCGGACAACGGTTTCGTTAGACACTCGTCAACTCCTTGACCTTGTCGTCAATCACTTCGCCGAACTTCTCCGCCGCGGCGTCCTTCGAGGCGTCATATCCAGGGCGCAAGAAAGGATTCGCGGCCATCTTCGACGTGCCGTACTCGACGAACCTCCCATAGAAGGCATCCTTACTCCACGTCACTAGGTACGTGGCACGAAGCCCGTCGGCCGATCGCTCCTTGTCGTATGCGATCAGGATGTTGTCGCGGAGGAAACCCGGATAGCGCTTCTGCCTCCCGTTTCGGCTCTCCCACGTTGCGATGCCGATCGGCGTGCGCAGCTTCACCTCGTCGAAGATCACGCGCGCGCCGGCGACGGTCGCCTGCCGCAAAACCGACTCACTCGCGACCTGCGAAAGAGCGTCGATTGCTGCAGTCAGGCCATCCGGGTTTTCGATTGAAAGACTGTCAGCCATGCTTCGCCGGGGACATGCTCATGAGAATCAGCTGCGATTGCGCCTCGGGATCGTCGAACAGGATCGGCTCGGGCTCCTTCTCCGATGCGCGCCGATCGTTCCACGTGATGAAGTGAAGCGGCTCAAACGGATCCGGCCGCTTTTCCGTGTCGCGGTTGACGTTCGCGACCATCGACGCGATCGTGCCGGCGCGGAGGTCGTCGATATGGCTGCCCCATGGCTCCATGTCGAAAAACGCCATCCATTCGACGAATTCCGCGCTCGTGATGCGCTGCTGCAGCTCGCCTACTGTGCAGCCGAGATGGCCGGCGAGGCGGAACCAGAATCGCCGCTCGGGGCGGCTGCGGAGTTTTTTGCCGCATCCTCCACCGCCGTCGCGGTCATGCCGTTGATCTTCATCGCGGCGTCCGCGATTCGGTCGAGCACGGCGCTGCCCTGCGCGCGCAGCGCGGCAATATCGCCATCGTCGAGCACCGGCTGACCAGCATCGTCAACGACAGTCGCCATCAGCAGCTGAGCCTGCGATTCGCTGATCGCGTTCTTGTCGGCGCCGTCGCGCGCGGCGTAGAACGCGTCGCGTGCCGCGCCGGTCATTTCTGCGACGATGACCGTCACGCCGTCGCCCCATTCGGGCACATCAACGCGGTCGGTCTTGAGATGCGGTGCAGCGAGGATCGTCGCCTTGTTGTCTTTCGAGAAAGTCGTCATGGTGTAGATCAATTCCTGATAGTGAGCCGCAACCGCGCGTTATGCGTCGGTCCAGAGGCCGGTGATGATGAGGTTGGCGGTCGACGTCACGACCTTGTCGACGCCGCCGTCCCACGGGAAAGATTCGACGTACGCCGGAAACGTACGCGTCTTGCCATTCGGTAGCGTCAAGCGGAAGTTCGTGATTGCGCCGGTGAGGAAATTGGCGCGCAACGCCTGTTGACCAGGGTCGGTCACATCGATGTCGACATCGATGCTGAATTGCCCCCCGTCCACCAGACCGGGGCGCGATTCCTTCATCGCGCTGTCGAGGTTGGTCACGTCGATCTTCGCCGGCTTGCCATCGAAGCCCTTGAACGCCTTTGCGTTCTTGACCTTGACCCAGGTATTAGGCGTCGCCGTGCCGCCGCTGGTATAGGCGGTGCCCCCCGTCGTATCGACGTCGACGGCATACGTCCCGGCCGTGACGTTCTTCACAGTCGCCGTGACGCCGTTCAGGGTCGTGTTTCCGAGCAGGCCGGCGAACGTGACGATGTCGCCGTTCTGGAAGCCGTGTGCCGACGACGAGATGATCGTCGGAAACCCGAGCGCCAGACCGGAGATGTTCTTCGGCGTACTGACGCCCGAACCTTGGATTTCAATCTTCGAGCCCTGCGCCGAAACTGCGGTGGATCCCATGTCCTTACCTCACAAAAGAAAATGCCCGCTTGCGCGGGCCGGGGATTACGGGGTGAACCAGATCGAGAAATCGAGGCGCGATCCGCGCAGCTTCGTATCTGCCTCATACACACTTGCTGGCGCGCCGATGCTCGTAGCGTTGATCGGTGGCCCGGTGAGCGCTGCAATCACGGCCTGCATGAGCCGACTCGCGCCGGCGCGATCGTCAGCCCATACATTCAGCTGCATCCGCGAGTTCTGCAGCGCGACGATGTCGTCGAGGTAGTTCGCCGACTGACCGCCGACCGCCATGTACGTGATGTACGGTCGCGCCGTTCCTTCTGGCGCGACATCCGGAAAGCAGCGGTGCGTCCCGTCGCCATTCGCGACGAGAGACTTCAGCGCGCCGACGACGATCAGCTCGGCCGATAGTGGATTCGCTGCGATCGAGCCGGATGGATCACCCATTGTTCGCTCCCACGCTGCACGCCAGATCGACATACCGGCGCCCTGCGTAATCCGGCAGCACGGCCTCGATGCTGAAGATACCGCCGTCGTACAGCACGCGCATCGCCGCGGTGACGTCAGTCCGCCAGCGAATCCGCATGCTCACCTGCGCCTTGCTGATTTCCTCGCCGGAGTTGACGTATTCCTTGCCGGTCGAGGCGAGAAGATTTGTCGGCACGTCCTTCGCGAAGTCGACCCAGCTCGTCACGGGCTGCCCGAGATCGTCCTGGCCAGCCTGCTTGACCTGGATCGTGATGCGCCGGTTGAAATCTCCCGAGCGCATCAGGCGTACCCCCAGATACGGTACGGATCGAGTAGCTGGTCGACATACGGCAGATCATGCACCTGACCGCGGTTGAGGATCGCGACCTCTTCTCGGTTCTCGTACAGCGTCGCAACGCGCACGAGGATCCACGACTTGATCCCTGCGGGAACATCAACCGCATCGCCATAGCCGGCCGTGAAGCTGATCTGTACGGCGTTTGTCGTGTTCAGCGTGTCTGGCCAGTACGTTCCCGTCTTCGGCGTCAGCACGCCCGGCTCGCTCACGTTGTCGACGACGTACAGCGACGGGTCCATCGTCTGCTGGTTGCCGAGTGCATCGATGTACTTCACCGCATCGACCGACTGCAGCCGCGGGAACGGGATGTCGATCTTGCTGCCGCGAAAGCGGACCGCGTAGTTCCGCATCGTCATCCATGCAGCCGGCAGCTGGTCGACCGGCACGTATCCGGGGATCACTCCGTAGTACGTGTAGAACGGAAACGCGTCGAGGAACAGATCCCACTTCTGCGTGACGAACACGCGCCGGCAGACATTCTCCGCGTGCACGCGCGCAGCGCTGATAAGCAGCGAGATCAGCGTATCTTCGGACGAGTCGATCACGCGGAGGTGCAGCTTCGCCTCCTCCAGCGTGACCGGCTCCTCCGCGGGTGCCTGTGTGAGCCTGATCCCCATGCCTTACGCCGCCGGATACTGGGCCGCGCCGTCCGCTTCGGCCTGCTTGTTCTCGATCACCGATTCCGCGAGTTCCGCTGCCGCATCCGGATCGGCGAGAGCGACCACTTTTGCGCCCTGCTTCGTGGCGTAGTCGACCGCGTCGGGATGGTTGTCGACCGCGCCAGCGTCCGTGAGTGCCTGGATGACCTTCTCCGGGCCCTCGACGAGCTGCTCGCATTTGAATCCAAGGCTCTCGTTGTCCGAAAGCGCGCGCGCACGCGCGGTTTGCGTCTTTGCCATGATTTACTCCTGGAGGAAGAAGAAGCGGCGAACCGAAGTCCGCCGCGCTCCGAGCAGCAGCGCTTACGTCGCCGAGTTGGCGTATGCCTTGACGGCGCCGCCGGCGTCGATCAGGTTGCCGCCGGTCCGGAGGAAGCCGACGAAGCCGATCTGACCGTTCAGCGTGAAGGCCGAGTCGGTCATGCGGAAGATCGTGAGATCCATCACGTCGCGGATGACGTACTTGCTGTACTGGCCGAACAGGATCGACTTCGCGTTCGCCGCCATCACCGGCACATCCTGGTTGATGTAGATCGGGCGCCCCATCAGGCGGTCCGGCGCGCCGCCGTTGATCATCGCGTCCGCTTCGTAGCCCGGCACGAAGATCGGCCGATTCTGGCCGTCCTTGATCTTGCGAACGACCTTCACCGACGAGTCGTGCATCATGTAGCCGACGCCGGGCTGGTTGCGGTATGCCGGATCGATCGAATGCTCGAGGTCGACGAGATCGTCATAGATGACGCTCAGCGTCTGGCCGGTGGCACCGACCTTGCCCGAGCTCACCGCCGTAACGAGGCCGCGCGGCTGGCCCGTGCCCGTGCCGTTCGTGAAGTGCGAGTTCTGGATACGACCGAGGCGCATCGCGAGCAGCGACTGAATGTACGCCTCGATGTCGATGAAGCTGTCCTGCACCAGCTCGAACGGCAGCGCGATCTTCTTCGAGCTGTACTTGTACACGTCGAGCGAGATGTTGTTGAACGACGTGTCCTGCCCGCTCGCCGGCGAGTTCTGACCGACGATTTCGCCGACTTCGGCGGTCGGATCCGTGGTCGGGAAGTTCATCGTCGCGCCGGTGGCGGTGCGAATCGAGTGCGAAACCTGCCGCATGCCGCCGTATGCCTTCATCGCGATTTCCAGCGAGCGCTGATACTCGGTCGCGACCGTGAAACCGCCTTCCGTGGTGGTCGTGGTCGACATCGCGTTCCGGATGTCCGGCGTCTGGCGCGCAAGCATGCGCGCACGGTCTTCATCCGCCATGTTGACGATGCCGCCGGCGAGGAACGCGCGGAGCGCCTTCGATTCATCGCCATGCTGCGCCGGATTCCGCGTCGCCGCATTGCGTGCCGCGGCTTCGATCGCGGCCGGGTCGTCGGCGGCCAGCTGCACGCGGCGGTTCTCGCGCGCGATGTCGCCGTCGATCGCCTCGATTTCGGCCAGGATCGCATCCATGCGCTCGGCGTCCGCCGCCGGCATGCGCTGGTCGGCCGGGTACTTGTTGTTCAGCTCGTTCGCTTCCTTCGCCTTCTGGTTGCGCAACTCGCGCAGCTGTTGCAGCTTCATGTGACTCTCTCCGTTCAGGGTTGACCGCTCGCGCAGGTCGTAGGGACGAAAAAAAACCGCCCGAGGGCGGCTGATCTCAGTTGCGCGAGGCGCGTCACTGATGGTTGATGCAGTTCAGCATGCGGAGGCGCTGTTGCTGACGCTGTCGATGCTCGGCGGTGATTGCGTCGATGTTCTCGGGCTGCTGCCGCGCTTCCGGCTTCGGCGCGTTCGCGTACGCGCTCAGATCCCAGGACGCCTGAACCTTCTCGGCGCTTTCGGCGATTCGGTCGGCCAGGCCGATTTCGACGGCCTCTTCGGCCGTGAACCACGTTTCGGCTTGCATCAGCGTCTTCATGTCGTCAGCGCTCTTGCCCGAGCGCTTCGCATACTGACTGGCGATGACGCCGTCCGTCTTGTCCAGCAGCGCCGCCACGGCCGTCATGTCGGCCGAGTTGCCGATGGCGATCGTCCATCCGCAGTGAATCATGTACATCGCGCCGTCCGACATCTCGACCTCGTCGGCGGCCGATGCGATGATGGTTGCCGCACTCGCGGCGTAACCATCGATGTGCGCGATAACCTTGGCGCCGGTGTCGCGGATTGCCGCACAGATCGTCTGCGCCGCGAACACGTCACCGCCCGGCGAGTTGATCCGCAAATGGATCGTGCCGCCGTTGATCGCGCGGATCTGCGGAACGAGCGACTGCGCCGAGACGCCACCCCACCACTCCGCCGTATCGTCATCGGGCACGATGGCGTCATAGATATAGATGGTCACGTCATCGCCCTGCACCGCGAACGCGCGCGGGCGTCCCTGCCGACGATTCTTCGCCAACAGTTGGATCAGCTTGCTCATGATGCTCCTTCGTCAGGTTGACCGCCCGGCTTCGGTGCCGTCTCGGTCGCCGGGGCGGGTTCAGCCACGTTCGCCGTTTGGGCGACCCCGCTGTTGATCGTGTTGCCGCCCTCCACGGGAGGCAGAAGCTTGATGTGGCGGACCTCGTTTTGAGTCATCCAGCCGGGTTCGCCAGCGCGACCGAGCGCGATTCGGAGCGCTTCGTTCTCACTCTTGAGATCGCCTCGCTCCATGCCTGAAACGTCGAATTCGACGAAGAATTTTTGCCGAGTCGGCCACAATTTCCGGTTGAATTCCTGCTCAAACTTGCGCAAATCGCGCAAAAGCGTGAATTTCACGAAGCCGCGCCCCATGTTTTCGAGGCCACTTCCCCACGACGTCGTTTTCTCGGTTGATCCGACCATGAACGGCGGAACACCGAGCACCCGGCAGATCTCCTCGAGGCCCCATTTGCAGGTGTCGAGGATCTGAGCGTCAACCGGCGACATGGTCAGTTCCTGAACCTTCAATCCGCCAGTGAGGATCGCCGGAAGGTGCGAGTTTGCGACGCCGCTATGGCGCTCGCCCCATGTCGCGCGGAGAAGCTTTGCTTGCTCCTCCGTCATGTTGCCGTCGGTCGTCAGCGCGAAGTCCGGGCGGGCGCCATTCGAGAAAAATCGCGCGCTGTACTCAGCCGCCGCGAGCGACGTCCCGACAGACTGGCGAGCTGCATACGTGATCGGGCTCGGGCTGCGAATCCCGTCATAGCCGAGGCTCGGGATATGGATGATGTCGGCCGGATGCAGGATGTACTCGGCGCCGACAAGTGGCTGCACGCGGTAATACAGATCACCTTGACTGTCGCGGAACGGGAAAACGCGCAGCGGGTGGTGCGCCTTGAATCCCGTTACCAGGTTGCTGCGGAACGACGGTCGCACAATCTCTGCGAAACAGTCGCCGTAGAACAGCCGGGCCGCGACCATGTATTCCCAGAACACCGCCGCGGAAACGTCAGCGTCGGGCTGCTCATTCAGGAGCCACCAATACGGATGCTCGACGCGCTCCCGGCCCGTCGCGGTGCGCTGATAGACCGGCATCGGCAACGTCGAGATTGCGCCCGCGATCAGTGCGACGCACGCGTAGACGGCCGACACCTTCATCGCGGTCGTCTCGTTCACGACCGGGCCGGCGTTGCTGATCGCGCCGCCGCCGATGATGTTCGCCAGCTCCTGAACGGTCAGGCTCTGCCGCGTCTCGTTGATGTTGTTGATGCGCCCCGTCGCCTCGGGCCCATGCTGCGCGCGCCAGGCATTGAGCACCGACGAACCCGGCGTCCGGGCCTTCGCCTGCGCTGCCTTGAATACCGCTTCGCTCATAGGATCACAATTCCAGGTTTCGGTGCTGACTGCGGATTCAGACTGATCAGGGATACCGCGTTGAAGGTCGCCATTAGCGGGTCGATCTTCGCGGTGCCGCTGGCCTGCTTGGTGATCAGGATCGCGTTGCCGCGCGGCTCGACGCGCGCGTTGCCGACGCACCAGTTCATCAGACGCTGACCGCCGTGAAGCAGGCCGCCTTCGGCGAGCTTCCGCTCGGTCGTCTTGATCGCGCCAGTGAGTTTCCAGCCCTGCGAGATCGCGAGCACCTTGTCCTCAGGCACATCGGCATCGACGAGTGCGTCAAGGATCGCGCCAATCCCCGCAGGGTCCACGCCGACTCTGTCGAGCAGACCGGACCGCTCGCACTGCGCGACGTAGCCGGCCAGCTCGTCGACGTCGTCGCCGATCACCTCGACGAGCGTTAGGTCGCCATCCTTCGAAAAGTCCTCGAAGCGCGCGGCCTCGGCCTTGCGTCGCTCGAGCACTGATGGATGCGCCCACGCGTGCGTCCAAAGGAGCCAGTTTCCTGTACCGGTCTCACGCCCGGCCACGGCCAGACCGAGCAAGTCGTCGAGGCCGCCGCCGTCGATGCCGACGTCGATCACCTCGGACCGGGCAATCAGATCCTCGAGGGAGAGCCGCTGGACGCCTTGCCTCTCCCAGTAATCTGCGCCAGCCCACCGGTCCGACCGGAGCGCGAGCCCGATTTCGACGTTGGCGTGCTTCGCGAGGAAGCCGCGAAACGACTCTTCGCCGCCTTCCTTCGCCTTGCGGAATTCGCGCTCCAGAAACGCTTGGTCGACCGAGTAGCCGAGGTTCGGATTGACCATCCCAAGGTTTTCGGAGAGCAGGTGCTCCTTCCGCTCGACCATGTCCGGCGGATGCTCGAAGATCACCGGCACGAAGCACGGATCGTGAATCTTCCCGTCGCGCACGTCGCGCGCATAACGCAGCTTCTGCAGGAACACGCCGGCCGGCGGATCATCCGATTGCGTCGTGAGGTAGATCACGAACCCTTCCGGACGCGATGCCAGGCCGCCGATAGCTTCGCGCAGCATGTTCTCAGCGTTCGCCTGCTTGCCGAACAACCACACCTCGTCAACCAGCGTACCGACGCTCTTCTTCCCGCCGACCGTGTTCGAATCGGCCGCCACCACCTTCAACGTCGCGCCAGTCGTTCGGTGCGTGATCGTCTTGATGTGAGTCTGCACCTGGAAGAGATCGTCGAGCTCCTCCTCATGCTTCACCATGTCCCGGCTCGGCGCGAAGCTGTTATTCGCGACCTCGATCGTCGGGGCAAGGATTGCGTACTCCGCCGACATGCGCCAATTCAGGATCATGGCAGTCATCATGATCCCCGCGGCAAGCGTCGACTTGCTGTTCTTCTTGGGGATACAGACGAACCACTCGGTGATCAGGCGCCGGCCGCTCTCGGCGTCATAGGCGCCGAATATCGACGCGACCAGATCGAATACCCACTGCGCCGACGATTCCCCGAACGTCGGGCTGCCCGGCGCGTCGACGATCTTCAGCTCCTTGAATACGGCGAGCGCCTGCTCGGCCTGCTCCGGGAAGATCGGCGGCGGAATGATCGACTGCCCCGACTTGAGCCGTTCGGCCCAGTCCGGACATGCGGTTGACCATTCCATGCATCACTTCCTGTTGTTGACGACGAGCTTCGGGGGCGTCAGCGCGCCGAATTTGCTGGCCGCCTTTTTCGCGGCCTCCGCTTGTGCCTCCTTCTTGCCGCCCTCGCCGAGCTTCTGGTGCATGAACGGCATGAGGGACTTTGCCGCGTCGATCCGCAGCTTCGGCTCGGTGAGCTGATCGTTCATCGCCGCGAGCAGGAAGTCTTTCGGATCCTTGTAAGTGAGGATCGCGGCCAGATCGAACCCGGCGGCGACCGCCGCTTGCGTGACCGGGTCGTCTCCCGCCGGCGGTGCCGATTTCCGCTTCGGCGCGGGCTTCTTTTTGCGCTCCGCGAGGTACGCGGCGACGTCCTTGTCTTTAACAAGCCGCGAACCTGCCGCCGACGCCGTCTTAGCGCTGTAGCCCGCCGCGATTGCCGCGTCCCTATTGGACTTCCCGGCTAAAACGGCATCGGCGAATAGCCTCTTTTTGCCTGTTAAAGCCATTAACAAAATCCTCCAGGGGCAATTTTTTCTCCGCGTGGGAGGTCGGGCGGTGTCCCGCGATATGCAACGTCAGACTTTCGACACCCCCCGCCTCAAATGCGAATCGATCGCACTCAAGTGCCGGTCGAGCGGGCACGCGCCTCCCCCGCTGTCTTTGCTTTATGACAGTCGTCGCAGAGCAGCTGCAGGTTGCCGTCTTCATTGCTGCCGCCCTGCTCGAGCGGCACGTCGTGATCGACCTGATCGCGCCACGGCAGCCACACGCATCCGCAGCCCTGACATTTGAACTGCTGCGCGACAGCGATACGCTGCCGCGTCTTGACCCATCGACTGCCACGGATGCGCGGCGTCGTGCCGGCCTTGGTTTCGAGCATTGGAACGCGCGTCGCCGTGAGCATCTGCACGCGCGGCTTGAGCGTCGTAAGCTTGCGACTCATACGCTTGTCAGATGACCAGATACTGCGTCGCGACTAGAGCGATCATGAGATTCATGGCAAGGCTGTAGAATCGTTGCGCCGGAAGGGCCGGCACCACACAACGGAGAATTAAATGGGTCAGTTTTCGTCGAGCGGCGCAGGGCAACTTACTAAGGAAGTAATCACCGCAGCATTCTCAGAGGTCGGAGCAAAGCTCCTTGGCCCTGGTAGCAGCAGTTTTGCCGAAGCGAATGCAAAGACAGATGCTCTCTACCTGAGCACCTTGATCAACGAGTTGTACGCGCAACTGAAGAGCGGAAATACCAGCGAGTAAAGAAAAAAGCCCGCTTGCTTTCGCTCGCGGGCTTTGTGTTCGCACCATCGGTACGGTATATGAAAATGGACTATATGGCGGGGATTTCCGCCAGTCAAGCAGTTTCCGAGATGAGCATGCCAATTTCGTCGAGGCGCTCGCTCAGCTTCGTCAGTCCGTTCTTCTCGAGATCCTTGATGTAACGACGGATCGCCGCCGCGTGGCGTTCGGCCGTGCGAGGCGGAATTCCAAGGTTCTCCGCGACGATCATCACGTTCTCCTTCTCGCCGAAGTACTTCATGATGACCGCGCGCCGAAACTCCTTCACGGGTGGAACAGGCGTTAATGCCTCGCCGACGTGATCCGCGAGCTGGCTAACCGCCTCATCAAATTGCTTCGTGATCTTCCAACCGCGGCAGCAAGCGAACCCGCAATTGCATTGCTCGCTGCGCTTGATCTTGCTCGATACCAGCGCGACTAGCTGCCAGTACTCGAGACGGTGCAGTTCGGCGAACACCATGCCCGCCTGGCCGGCACCGTCGAGGCCGATCAGCCCGCGCCCGCTTCCGTACGCACCGCGTTGCAGGATCTTCGCCATCGGCGACAACGCGTATTGCTGGTCACTGTAGTTGCATGCGAAAACGATTGCCTCTTGCGGGCTCTTGAATATGCCTTCGTGTTTGACCGCTTGCATGCTGGCTCCTTGTGTTTTCATCAATTTCGATTTTTCGTTTTGCCTGCGGGAAGTCAGAACACGACCGTGAAGTTGATCCCGTAATACGACAGCCACTCGACCAACTGCCATCTGATCGCCTGCAGTCGCGGGAATGGAAACTCGATCTGCTGCGGCTTTTCCGGCTCGCTTTGGCCGACCAGCGGGCAGCCTTCGAACGCGATGAGTGTCGCGCCCGTTAGGCTGTCGGTGCGTTGCGCGCTCGTTTCACGCAGATGAGTCGGCACGTCGGCGATGTCGATGTATGCAAATGCGGTCACGCGTTTTCCTCCACATTCCATTCAAGGTCGCCGCTCGCGAGAAACGGCGCGAGGGTCTTTGCATTCCAGTTCACCGGCACCTCAACCGGATATGTGCCGTCCGGATTCCATGCATGCGGCGCCGCCTGATCGCGGTACTTGTCCGGCACGATCACATCTGCGTAGATCCATGCCGGCACTGGCTTCGATGGAATCCCCTGACGAACCGGGCCGCGCAAGCGAACCGCACGGCATTCAAACGTCGCCCAATTCGCGCGGTAGTGGCGCCAGTGACGCACGGCCGGTAGAGCCATCTTCACGACAAGTCGCACGCTTCCTCCTCAATTCCCATCTTCCGGGCGCGCACCTGCACCCATTCTTCAAATGCCAGATCCCACACATCGAACTTGACCTGCATCGGCGTGCCGACGCGGTTCTGATCGATCCATGCGTGGCACCACATGCAGCCCGGAACCGTGAATTCGTTTTTCGCCTTCAGGTTGCCGGCCTTCCCATGGCGCCCTTGGTTCGAATGGCACGGCACCACCGTGTCGTCGAGCGGATTGAGACGGCAGACGCCTGGCACGCGCAGATAGCACGGCTCGCCGCGGCAGGCGGCCAGATACTTCGCGCCCTCGGCGACAGTCGGCTTCTTGATCCGACTCTTGATCGCGCTTCGGCGCTTGAGCGTCGATGCCGATGCGAGACTGCTGAAAGGCGAATGCGCCTTGCGCTTGAATCCGCTTGGTTTCAGCGGTGTGCGGCGCTGCAGCGGCGCGGATCGCTTCACGCGCCCTCCGTCTGTTGTGGCGCCAGCACCTCACCGGAAAGCACCGGCATGCTGTCGGCGAGGCCGACCAGGTGCCTCACCTGGTACACACGCAAGCCGAGGCCGCGCGCGAGCGCGTGCTCGATGTTTGCCCCGTGAGACTGCTGCCAGCCTTGAAGCAGCGCGATACCGTCGCAGTCGACCAGTTGCTTGATGTCAGCTCGCATGCATGAGAGCCAGTCGGCACCCGAATTCGCATTGATCTCAGCCGGATTCACGATTTGGAAGCCCAGGCCGCGCAGGCGGGATGCCTCGGCATTGAATGCTGGGAAGTTCAGCTCCGGATACCCGCTCATCGGGCCGGCGAGATAGAGCCTCATGCCGCAACCCTGCCGACGTCGACCATTGCTCGCATCGCAGGAATCACGACGCTGAATGCATCATCGAATGCTGCCCGACGTTGAAGCGTCGCCGCATAGGCAGGCGTTACCTTCCAGTCGGCAGATGACGGAAAGGGCTTGCCGGTAAGGCGATAGGTGAAGCCATCCTTCCGCCGGGCGCCCTGCTTGACGTATCCCAGCTCGACGAGCCTCCTTACCGGCTTCTTGATCGTCTCGATGTTCGCATCGAGCTTGTTCGCGATCACCGCCATGGAGATCCCCGGATTGTCGCGAAGACATTCGCAGATGCGGCGCGACGTGAAGCCCATCTTTCCTTCAGCCATCAAACCTCCTTGATCGTGATGTCGTACTTCTCCAGCATCTGCTTGCGCTTCTGGATGTACGTACGGTTCTTCCGCGTCGCCACGGACTTCACGTCCTCGACGACCTGCTTGCCCGTCGCGACGTCGAAGTAGACGAAGTCGGCGACATACTTGGATGCCCGCCCCCACGTGCCGTCGTCGCGCTGCTTGCGATCGGTGAGAACAAACGGGACCTGCAGCTGCAAGTTGCGAATGACGCCGGCCGCCTGCAGCTGGATCAGGTGGAACCAGCGCGAGCGCTCCTTCTCGCTGTCGAATTTGATGCCGTTGTGCTCGCACCTCGTGTTGCGGTATTTCGGCGTGCGCTTCGGCTTCGCCATCGAAAGCGGCGCCGGCGCGAATGGGTCGAGCCTGTCGGCGATCTCATCGAAACTGCTGTCGACCTGCGGGTGGTTGCCCGTGGCCTCATAGATCCGTCGCTGCGCTGTGGTCAGCGTCGGCCGCGCGTCATCGCGCACGCGCGCTGTGCCGACCGTCTTCGTTCCGGCCGGGACGACCAACGGCCAGGGTGTCCGCTTCGTCATGCAGCCTCACGCTGCGCGATCTGGTCGCGCGGAATATCGTTGAGGTACGCGTACAGGTGCTCGCCGCGCTCTTCGCTCTCGCGGCTGACCGCAGCGAGCAGATGCTCCATCCACGGCCCAGGGCCGAGCGTCTTGCAGACCTTCGCCTTGAACTGCTCGAAGTACTGGAACCGCGCTACATCGATGCCCAGCCGTTTGCCCTGGTCGCGCCAGCCAGCCTCGGTTCCCCACCATCCGTCAGCGGCACCGCCAGCCGCGCCCGCAGCGTCGGCAGCCTTCGCCTCCCAGATCCCCGTCCAGCCGCGGAGCACGGACTCGTCGATCGCGTCGACAACGCTCATGCCCCGACCGTGGATCTGCTCGAGCTTTTTCAGCGACACGCGGGCCGCCGGACGCGTCCAAGGGATTCCGCTCTTGCCGGTCGTCTTCGCCTCGCGGTGCTCGCACCATGCGTCCCATGCCTCGAACGGGAGCCAGTCGGGAAGTTCGAGGTTCAGAAGTTCGGCATGCAACGCAACTCGCGGCGCACGCCGCGCGGGTTGATGGTTCTCTGACGGTTCTTTGGTGGTTCCTGATGATTCGGGTGCAAAAGCTTTGCACCCTTTAGCGCTGTGTTTTGCACCCTTTACGTCGTCAGTTGCGCCCTTTGTGTCGTCGTTTGCACCCTTTCCATTCGGTGCAGTTTTTGCGCCCTTTGAACCCGCCGAAATGGGTGCAAGTTCTGCGCCGTTTATCCATTCTTGGCTGATCCGATACTCGCGGCAGTTGCCGCGGCCCCCCTTTGCCTGACCGACAAGAATGAGCCAGCCGGTCTGCTGCATGCGCCGGAGTTGGTACTGAACAGCCCGTGGCGACTGGCGCGTCTTCTTGGCGAGCGTCTCCACGCTGGGATAGATATGCGAGCCGTCGTCATGCGCGTGATCGGCGAGCGCAAGCGCGAGAATCATTTCGCCGCCGCCATCTGGGTAGCGCTCGAATACGGCGTTCATCACCTTGACGCTCACTCTGCGGCCCCTCCGGGGACTTGCGCGTCGAGGCCAAGCACCCACCGCAGCGCAGCAGCCACGTCGCCGGTCGCTGCCGCCAGCGCAGTCTCGACTTGCTTGCGCGAGCGCATGCGTGGAGCTGAATCGCCCTCGACGACAGCACGCTGCGCACGGGAGCGCGCATGGCCCGTCTTGCCTTCACCTGCTTCGACGAGCTCTGCCACCTTCTCGCGCTGCTCGCTGGGTTCCAGCTTGGCGAGCTTTCGGGCATGCGTGACATTGATCTGGCCGGCATCCACGGCTTTCTGCACCGCCTCGCAGCAGTCGAGAAGTGCAACCGTCGCCCGCACGGTCTGGACGTTGCAGCCGAACAGGACCGCCACGTCAGCCTCGCTGCGCATCCGCAGCTGGCGCGCCATCTTCGCGGCCGTGGAGAGCGGCGTCTCCTGCTGACGAATTGCGTTCTCGCTGGCGATAGCAGCCGACAACACCGACGCGCGATCGCCGCGCGGGATGCGTCGGACAATCCCCGGCACGGTAATGGGCGGTTCCCCGCGATCGACCAGTCGCCGATTCGCTTCTCGGGCTGCCTTCACGCGCTGCCGCCCGGTGACGACCTGTACCTCGCCAGTTTCCGGGTCTTTCGTCACCTCGATCGGCTGAATCACGCCCTGAAACATGATGTTGCGAACCATGTTCTCGTCGACCGGCCAGTGGACCCGCTCGTCGAAGAGCGGGTGTGCCGGATCGGTCACGAGCACCAGCGTGCCCGGATCAAAGTCGAGCACATTGCCCTTCCCTTTCGCGCCGTAGGCGTCGATGGAGTTCTTTGCCATGCGAGGCTCCTCAGTGGCCGCACGGCACAGAGCCGTCGAGAGTTTCACGAGCCCCGCACGACAGGCACATGCGCGGGAACATCGGGTGATGGCTGGCGTCGCGCACGATGCGCTTCATCTCTTCGGCCTGCGCCGGCGCCATCCGCTCGTCGACAACCTGCGCCTGACGGTTCTGTTCGGTATTCATGCTGCTTGCTCCGGTTGCTGGCCGTAGCGGCGCTGCAGGTAGACCTGCCCGCGGCCCGTGACCAGCGTCTTGAAGGTGGGATGCGACTCTTTCTCGGCGTCTATCCAGACGCTCTCGACCATGCGGAAGTAACCGCGGTCGATGTAGTGCTGATACGGCCGGTTGTTGGCCATCAGGAGGTGGTCGGCGCGAAGTTGGCGGAAAAGCCGGTTCTGGCCGATGCCGAGAACGCGCGCCATATCGCCGATGCTGATTGCGTCCGTCGTGTTGCGGACCGCATGCGCGAACTCGACGGCCGGCTTCTGCTGCTCGATCTGCCGGCGCTGCGCGTCAATCCGCTCTTGCTGATTCGCGGCCAGGCGTAGAGCATCCGCGAACGTCTGCGGCACGGCCGGCAACGCGTTTGCTGCATACAGCTCGAGCTCCTGCCAGCGATCGACCAGGCGCGCGGTGAATTCCGGCGACAACTGCGCGACGATTACGTAGCTGTCGCGCTTGCCGACCTGATACTCCCTGATCGTCTTGGGCCCGAGGCCAGGGTTGGGCACTTCCACCAACGGCGGAAGTGTCACGACACCCCGGTCGGCGAGTCGCTCGATGGTGCGCATTACGCTGTCGTGGCGGGATTCCACGAGATCCGCAATCTCCCGGCTCGACATCGTCAGCACCGCGGCTTGCGGGATCGCGCCCATTTACTGGTCCTCCGCCATGCCTTCGATACGGCTGACGAGGCCGAGCAGCACCTGGAAGTGCTTCCACGTGCGCTCTTGGATGCGAACCACTTCGTGGCGCTCGACGCGGTTATCCTCGAACGTGCGGATGATCTCCTTGCCGATTTCGCCGTTCGTCTCCCATGTTTTCGCCATCAGCTCGACGATCTCGCCGTCCGAGCAGTTTTCCGGCGACGGGATCTTGACCAGCGCGTAACCGCGCTCGCGCGCCCACGTATCGAGAATCCGGTCGTCGTCCGTCTTCTCCGTCATGTCAACGGCGTTCTTGAGCGTCAGGTGGTGCGTCTCGTTGTTCGTGTTGACTTTGTTGCGCAGAACCTGAGCCGACATCCCGAGACGCGGTGCGAGCGATTCGCAGCCGCCGGGGTAGTCGAGCGCAACCGAATGTGCCGCATCTAGGATGTTCACTAATAGCTCCAATAAAACGTGTTAATTCGTGATGAGGACTACTAAAGTGCAGTCAAAGATGTTCAGGGAGAGAAAAATGAAACGACCGTGCAACCCGGCGGGTGCTGCTCGCGCCATCGCGGCGCCCGCCGTCACTTCTCTGCTGCTGCTTGCGGCGTTGCAGCCGCTTTCAGTGCCTCAAACTGCTGCGTCAGGTTCTGGCGAGCCTGCTGCAGTTCGTCCGGAAACCGAGCCCCGCGAACCGCTATCGCACACAGGGCCTCGCGAATCTGCTTCTGCTCAGCCGCGGTGAGCGCCATGTCACGCAGCCTCTGCCGTCGGCACGTAATGCTTGATGAAGCCCTTCATCGGCGTCGGCCTGGCCGGTTGGTCATAGAACGTGCGCGTCGAGAGCGTCTCGTCAGCGCCAGGCGTTCCGAGATCAACGTGAAAAGCCTTCGGATTCTCTACGGCGATCCGCTCGATCACCTGATCGAGGTTGCCGTCGACGACTGCTCGCTGGAGCATTTTTTGATGGTGCGGAAGGTGCATCTGCACTCCTTTTTCAGTGAAATGGTGGGATCTCTCGCCCGTGGCAGAATCAGGCTTCCAGACCGCGATACATCCTCGAACGGAGACCCCATGGACGTTGCAACGATCAGCGCGACACTCGGCGCCCTCAAGACCTCATTCGACTTCGTCAAATCCGCCGTGGCGGCCCGTGATGACGCGAAGATCTCCGACGCGCTGAAGGACATTAATGACCGGATCTTCCAAGTCCAGAACGCCGCGCTTCAGGCACAAGAGAAAATGTCTGCGATGCGCGAGGAGATTGAGACGCTCAAAGACGGAAAACGAGAGCTCAAAGCACGCATCGCTGAGCTTGAACAGCAAAAATCGGAGCGGGCGAAGTACGACCTTTACGAGCTTTCGGAAGGCGTTTTTGTCCTCGCGGAGATAGAAGCGAGCCAGAATGGCCGCAGCCCGCACTATCTTTGCCAGTCCTGCATGGACAACTCGGCGAAGAAAGGCGTACTCAAGCAAGAGAATCGCCTGGGCTACTACGTCCTGACGTGTCCGATATGCAAGAACGAGAACCACGGTGGATCGCGCCCCATTCCAAACTTCTGACATGTCGGGCTCACTCCTCGCTGCTGGTGGTATTGCCGCCAGTAGGCGGTTGGGTGTCGTCGCGGCGTCGGGCTCATCACCAACCATCTCGCTGCCAAGAACAACGACGCGATCGAGTCCAGCAAGAAATACGACCTTCACGCCGGGGTGGTTCTTCTCGAATGCAGCCCGCAGGCTGGCGACCTGCTCCTCTGCAAGAAACCCGTCGACGGCCACAAGAACAGTGTCACCAGCGCGCAATCGAACCCCGGTGCCGACCATGACGCGTACAAGCAACCGGCGTCGAAACCATGACAGGAAGCGCTTCATGATGGGAGAGCCTCCTTCTCGTCCGGCGCCCCTGCCAGGGGTTGGACATCGTCGGATGCATCCGTGCGAGTTGGGATCTCGGCAAGATCGGGCCAAGTATCTCGGATCACCTTCGCCGAAAACAGATCAACGCGCGTGACTTGACCACCCGTCTCTCGCTCAATCGGCCAACCGTAAGGAATCGGCACGGGCCTTTTCTTGTTTGCCCATGCGCTGATGTCGGACGCGTGCGCACCAATAGCTGCGGCCAGTTTCACTAGCCTGCCGCGCTCCACATCGAGATAGGTTCTGAGATCCATATCAGAACTTTAGCGAAACGCAAAAAGATTGTCTATAGCGTTTCGCGCATATACGCCTTTAGCGTTTTGCTATTGAATGACCAACATGAAGGACATCGACCAAATCCGCAGAGACAACCTCAAGATGCTCGAAGCTGAGTACGGAGGGCCATCTGCAGCGGCAGCTGCGTTAGGGATGTCGCATTCGCAATTCACAAATTTGCGCGACGGCGCCAGGGACTCGAAGACCGGGCGCCCCCGAGGCATGCGCACCACAACCGCCCGCAACATTGAGGAACGCGCTGGAAAGGCTTCCGGGTGGCTCGATACTGACCATTCAGATACAGCGGGATCGGAGGGTGCGGCCGATGCGCCGGCCGGCTGGAAACAACTCGACCCGGCGCAGCGCGCGCAGGTCGAATCGTTTATCGGCTGGCTTCTGTCTCAATCGGCCAGCCAGAAGACCGACGCTTCCTCAGGAGGGAAGCGATTTGGCAAAGGCGGCTAGACAATTTTTACGTTCGACGCTCTTGGGCTCCAGGCACCAATCGGGGAACAACCAGTCCCGCGTGAGCACCAGCCCCTGCCCGTCATCTGCCATTCCCATTATTGCGTCACCAACAAGAATGCACTCCCACCGGCCGTCCTTGTGCAACTGACCGACTTCAACGGTACGGCCAACAAGCGCCCGATTGGATGAGCGAACAACCCGCGCCATGTCTCCGGGCCTACACCGCAGGCGAAATTTTGCTTCTTCTTGCATTGTCAGCCCTCGCCTCATCAACGCCGAAATACTGTATAGATATACAGCAGTTTAGCGCCAGATCCCATGAGCCTTCAACCGGGATATAGGCCAGGCAGCCTGCCATCGAAGTTATTGTTCGCAATATCAATACAATCGGCCTGAGGTGTGCTTATGTCTGACTGCCGATACCGCGGAAGATGACTACCGGCGTAATACCATATGCCTTATTGGGGCGCCCCATCAGAGCCCGTATGGCGCTCAGCACATCGGCCGTCGACTCCATCAGCTGGCTATAGTCCGGCGCGCTTCCAGCGGCAGATTGACCAGCATCAAGTTCGTCGTCCGGAGTCGCGTCCAGTACCGCGAGAAGATGCCATGTCCCTTTAACAGATGAGCCGTGCGTGAGCGCCAGCGATGATGCGTCGACCACCATATGCTCTTGCCTTACGCACCCCCAGACTTGCCTTCCGGACGAGTCGATCATTGCAATTTGAGGAGTCGGAGGCATCGCCTGGAGCACTTCTCCAATAGCTGCGAAGAGGCCTTTTTGAGCCGCCAGCTCTGCTTTATTCCGATGGGTCACCTTTTCCTGGCCGGTCATAAATCCAATGGCCGGCTTCCACACATCTTGCAGTAGCTTGATGTCAAACAGGCGGGGGGTCCCGGAGACGAGCACGATAGATCCGATTGCGGCCTTCGAAATATCGCGCTCTATCAAACCTTCTTCGTCCAGTCGATCAAGCACATTCAACGGAAGCGACCAGGTTGCATCGAAGCTACGTTCGACCGCAGACAGAGATCCTTCCGCCGCCCCGAGTCTCCCAGAGACCGCACCTTTGACATTGCCCTTCGCAATCAATACTGATGCTTGAGCGTTGACATCCATCCCCCCGGATACCTCTGAAGTATCCGTGGCGGTGGATTGTGACGTGCGCTTATGCCCTGTCGGCACCCCATCTTCGATCAGCTGCGCAAGCCATGATTTCAGCCGATCGACGTCTGCGTACAAAAAATCAAATATGGAATCGGTGCTTTGTGACGCGTGCGCCATCTTTTATGTCCCTTTTTATTTCCTGCCGTTTTTCTTCATGGGACTTGTGCATGCGCTCGATGGTGCGCCCAAGCTCCCGGAACGCATCACGAACGCGCTCCGCAGAGGCTTCCTCTGCCAACAGGGCGTCTACGAAGGTGTCGGGGCGTTTGCTCATGACTCTCATTCTACCAAAAGCATTGTTTGGTAACGCTTTTCTCGATCAGAGAGAGCCAGTCTAGTGCCAAAGGGTCGCATTTGGCAACAAGACCATCTGCCCCCATATAACCGCAGCAGTAGCTTTCGACTTTGTCCCATCCTCCGCTATCGAGCAATCGCCCGCACCGGATTGGCGCCGAAATTACAAATTCGGCCGCATTTTTGCGTTTCGCTATAGACATCCATTTCGCGTTTCGCTAAAGTTCATTCCAACGCAGCACGATCGTTGCGCCGCCGCCCAGGCGGAAGGCGATGCGTACCCATGAGGGCTGTGACCACCAACTAGGAGAATGGAATTGAGCGAAGCCCAAGCGACCACCGAGCACCGAGTCAAGACGATCATCCGCGAGCAGCTCTGCATCAGCAATCCCGCGATTGACAACGGCGCTTCGCTCCAGACCGACCTGGGCGCCGACTCCCTCGACATCGTCGAGATGACCATGACGCTCGAAGACGAATTCGGCTTCAAGATCCCTGACAGCAAAATGCTCCAGCTCACCACGGTTCAGTCGGTCATCGACTATTGCGCCGCCAACGCCGGAAAGGTCCCGGCATGAGCGAGCTCATCTGTGCGGCCTTTGCCCTGTCGGTGACGGCGATCGCCGTTCACGTTCACTCGATTCGCCAGGCTTATCGCGATCACTGGAGGCGCTGAAATGATGGAGCAACATCGGATTGCGCAGTATGGGCGTGGCTGGATCGACGCGATGCGCGGCCGACCGCCGCGGTCGCAGAGCCTCTCCTACTCCCTTGGCTACCTCGACGCGAAACGGTGACCTCATGGAACTCGTGAAAATCTGGATCGGCGCTGCAATCGCCATCGCAATTTTCCTCGCATATGGCTCAGTCACGCTGGAGCATGAGGAGAATATCGAGAGCTGCAAGGTGCATCGCTGCGTGTAATCCCGAAATCTCTCACCATTCGCAAACTGAACAATACATTTCGCAGTACTGATATTAGCGACCCTATCACTCGCCAACTGAACGGAGATCCTATGAGCGTCAGACCTATCACCGACACGCTGCGTCACATCGGCGGCGGCATCTTCATCGACCAGGCCAGCGACAAGCTCGCCGAACTCGTCAACGCCGTCGACGCCAGCGGCAAGGCCGGCACGATGACCATCACGATCGCCGTCAAGAAGGCAACGCGCGGCGGCGCCATGCACATCGGCGCCAAGGTCACGTTGAAGAAGCCGGCCGAGGAACCGATGGAAGCGATGCTGTTCGCGACGCCCGAGGGCAACCTCATCGCGGACGATCCCCGTCAACAGAAGCTCGACCTGAAGCGCGTCGACGGCGCTTCGGATGCGCCGCCGTCCGCGCTCAAGACGGCATAACCCCCTCCCTCCACCAAGGACTCTGCAGAAACCATGGACGACATCAATCAGAACCTCGCCGAGACGCTCGCGCGCGAAATGAAGCAGCCGATCGAAATCGGCTCGAACACCTCGGCCGCGGTGCGCCGCCTCGCACTGCCGCCGGACTGGCAGCTCGTCGAGAAGGATGAATCGAAGATGCTGCCGAAGCCGCTGCGCAAGATCGCCCAGGTGCGCGTGCGCGACGTCGACAGCTTCATCGAATACGTGAAGCGTCACGGCTCGCTGACCGACTGCACGATCTGGTGCCTCGCCAACTACGTGGAGGGCAAGATCTCGTTCACGGGGATCATCAACGACCACGGCGCGGACGAGAATGCGCCGGCCTGGCGCGATCACCGCGCGCTGTTCTCGCCGGAGTTCAGCGAGGAGTGGCGCCGCTGGACGGGCGTCAATCGGAAGCAGATGAGCCAGACGGAATTCGCTGCGTTCATCGAGGACAACCTGAAGGACATCGCGAGCCCCGACGGTGCCGGGCTGCCGAGCGGCTCGGCGATGCTCGAAATGGCCCTGTCGTTCGAAGCGACACAGGACATGCGGTTCAAGAGCGCGGTCCGTCTGTCGAACGGCGGCGTCAACCTGTCGTTCGTCCAGGACGACGACGCGCAGACGCTGCAGAAGATGTCCGTGTTCGAGCGCTTCGCGATCGGCGTGCCGGTGTTCTGGAACGGCGACGCCTACCAGATCGACGCGCGCCTGCGCTACCGCGTGCGCGACGGCAAGCTCGCGTTCTGGTTCGAGCTGATCCGCGCCGACAAGGTGCTCGAGGCGGCCGCCACGACCATCGTCAACACGATCAAGGAAAAGACCGGGAATCCGTTCTTCTTCGGCACGCCGTTCGCCGGCGAGTAAGCCTCCCTACGCGGCGGCCGCGCGCCGCCGCGCCACCGGCTTCAACGGTGGATGCTCGGTGTGACGGCGCCCACCCGTCACACCGAGCATCCACCCTTGAGGCCATACCTCGAACGCGTGAGGACGCGCATGACGGAAGACATCGAAACCTTCCTCGGCACTGTGGCCGAGGCGACAGCGAAGGCGGTCGCGACCGGTATCGGTCTGCCGCATTTTGACGTCGTGAGGGCAATCAACAAGATGCACGCGGCCGGCCAGGTCGAGCGCGAGAAGCGCGCGGGCGGCGGCAACGAATACGTGTACTGGCTCTCGCGCGGCGCGCCGGTGGCGCAACAGGCAACCGATGCCGCGCCCACGCCGCCTGCGGCCCCCGTGCAGTCGCACGCTGCAGCGAGCGCGAGCCTTCCGGCCGCCGCGGTCGGCGTGATCGACACCGCGCACGTCATCGCCGAGCTGCGCGCAGATGTCGAACGACTCACCGCCGAGCGCGACGCCGCGCAGCTGAAGGCGGACACGTGGCGCGCGAACGCCGCGGCGCTCGAGGCGCGCATCGACGAACTGACTCTCGGCCCGGTCGGCGCCCGCGCGCCGCTGTTCGTCACCGTCGGCCGCAACTGCAAGCCGCAGCGCCACGAATCGCTCGATAAGGCCCAGCGCCGCGGCCGCGCTCTCGTACGCAGCGAAAAGGAAACCGAGGTGCTCGTGCTCGAACCGGTCGGCCGGATCGTGCGCGGCACGGAGTGGATGCCCCGATAACTACAGGACCACACCATGACCACCGACAACGAAAAAGGCCCGCTCAACCAAATGGAGAGCGGGCAACAAAAAAGATCAGCATCCGAGGCACGAGCGCTGTCCGAAATAGTTAACGGCACGCCGAGCGAGAACCTTTGCCGACGTGGGAGCCCCGCTACCGAGCAGGCGAGCGAAACAACAGCGCAGCAGCCGCGCACGTACACCACGCAACCCGCCGAGTCCGTCATGGGCATCGCGTTGCGCCAGTGCGGCAACGAAATGGAGTGGCGGCACATCCTCGCATGCAATCCGGAATTCGCTCGCATGCTACCGCACGAGTATTTCCCGGTCGGCACGGTCCTGAATCTGCCGCCGCATCCGGCCGCCGCATCCCGTTTCGAGCAGCCAGAAAAAAGCCCCGCTCCAGAGGGAGGGAGCGAGGCAAGAGGCCGGTGGATACAAGCGAATTGCCCCACCGGCGACATTATTGAATCCCCATCTCCCTCGAACAATAGGGAATTCCCGACTTCAATATCCGAGAGCGATTGCGAGCATCGGATTGCTCTTGCGCCTTCGCAGCCCGCAGCAGCGCCGATCCATCCCGACGTGCTCGCGCATATCAAGTGGCTGCACTACTGCTTGCGCGAGGCAGGGCATTGCATCGATGGCGGTACGTGCCATCACGAATGCGGGTCGAAGGGCGAATGCTGGCGTCAGGATGGCTGTGTGCCGCTAACCGGCTCGCGGCTCACGGACGACTGGAAGCTACCCGCGCCCTCGCCGACGGACGAGGCGCGCGCCACGATCATGGACGCTTGCCAGAGCATTTCGCGCAGCGCAGACGCATTGAAGGATTGCCACACCGTCGACGGTGATTGGGGCGATGACCTGGACGCGAAGGCGTTCTACGACGCCGAGCTGCAGCTGCTCGCACGCCTGACCGCGCTGCTCGACCAACCGGGCCGGCCGGTGCCGCGCGCCGAGGTGACGGACGCAGCGCGCGCAGGAGAGGCATCATGACGCGCGCCGCCCGTAGCCCCGAAGCTCACCAGGTCCTCGCCGCTATGACCCATGGCGAGGTCTACTCGCCGTCTGATCTCGCCAAGCGCTTCGGCACGGTGGCCGCCACGCTGCGGCCCGTGCTCGAGCAGATGGCCGACGACGGCACGGTGGTGCGCGTGCGCTCGCTACGAGTGCGCGATTGCAACTATCGCATCGCCGGCGAAGCACCGGCAGGCCGGCAGCCGGAAAAGTACGTCGGAATCCCAGCCGGCCGCCGCACGTACGACGTCATGTCCGGCACCCTCAACGGCTACGACGACGAGATCCGGCGCCGCGCCGACCTTTGCATGATGGTGCGGCGATGAGCTGCGGCTACGATGGCAAGCACTTCGGCGCGCCGTACATCGATGCGATGTGCATCGACGGCTATCTGTGGGATCTGGATAGCTGCGACGAGCCAGGCGGACCGCTGTACAACGGTGGCGATATCCCGTGCCCGAGCTGCAACACGGACGAGTACGTCGAGTACTGCGCGCCGGATACCTGGCCCGGCGGCAACTCGCGGCAGCGCCGTCGCGCGCGGCGGGCGCAGCTTCGTGCGGTCAAGGCCAACGTGCTGCAGCGGCTCGCCGTGGGAGGTGCCAGATGAGCGCGATCATCAGCAGCTGCTGCGGCTACCGGTACCGCCTCGAGCGCGAGATCGCCCCGACCGGCATTGTCGTCGCGTTCTTCGGTGTGAATCCGTCGCGCGCCGACGCGAGCGTTCGCGATCAGACCGACCTGAAGTGGACGGGCTTCGCGCACCGCTGGGGCGCGCGCAAGTACATCGCCGGCAACCCGTTCGCATGGCGCTCGCCGAACGTACGTGACCTGGTCGCCGTCGTCGATCCGGTTGGCCCCGAGAACGACGCACACCTCGCACGGATCATCGCCGATGCTGACCTGCTCGTTCCGTGCTGGGGCGATCGCGGCAAGCTGCCAAAGTGCATGCGACCTCGCCTCGACGTCGTCGCGGACATGCTGCGCGCCGCCGGCAAGCCGGTAAAGGTGTTCGGCCTGACTGCCAAGGGCGACCCCAAGCACCCGCTGATGCTGGCGTACGACACCCCTCTCATCGAATGGAGCCGCCCGTGACAGAGCGCCCTATCTTGTTCAGCGGCCCGATGGTGCGCGCCATCCTCGAAGGCCGGAAAACGCAGACGCGCCGCATCATCAAACTGCCGCACAACAACCGGCTTGGTGCGTGGGAACCGACGACGGCCGGCGGCGGCTCTGCGAAGTATGCCGACGGGACGCCCGCGCCGGAACTGGCCGCGATCTGGCACACGCGTACCGGCGACTGCTACGTCTGCCCGCATGGCGACGTCGGCGACCGCCTGTGGGTGCGCGAGACGCACGAAGTGCGCCGCATCGGCACCGAGACTTTCGAAGGTGCGCGCCCGACGCGGCGCTACGCCGGCATCGCCTACCAGGCCGACGACGGCCGCGCCGAAGTCGACATCGACCTCGACACGTTCCAGGCGCTCGACGCCAAGGGATCGCGTGGCTGGACACCGTCCATCCACATGCCGCGCTGGGCGTCGCGCATCACGCTGGAAATCAGGGGTGTGCGCGCCGAGCGCCTGCAGAGCATCAGCGAGTCGGACGCGCGCGCCGAAGGTGTGACGATCGAGGACCATCACATGCGCGGGTACTGCGCCGGGGCGTTCCGGCCGCCGAGCATTCGCGCCTTTCACGACCTGTGGGACAGCCTGAACGCCGCGCGCGGTCACGGTTGGGATGCAAACCCGTGGGTATGGGTTGTCGAGTTCAGGAAGGTCGAATCATGAGCCTCTACCTCACTACGCTGGAACTCGCAGAGCTGGTCGGCTGCAAACCGCGCAGCCACGCCTGCATGAAGCGCTGGCTCGAGCGCAATCACTGGCCGTTCGCGGTCAACATCGCCGGCGTGCCGCTCGTCGCGCGCGAGTACTACGACGCACGCATGACCGGCACCGCCCCGCCGGCCGCGCACCCGCGCCACTCCCGCGCGGCCGCAGAACAAGAACCGAATTTCGACGCACTCGCAGCATGATCGGACGACGCAAGCGACCGGACGGATTGCCGTTCCGGCTCTACGCCCACTACGGGAAGCACAAGGTCAGCTTCGGCTACAAGCTGCCGAACGGCCGCTGGGCGTTCCGCCTGTCAGCGCCGGCCCACAACAAGGAAGCGCTCGCCGAGATCCGCAAGCAGGCGATCGAGCGCGCGGAGGCGCTCAACGGCAACGCGATCGAACCCGGCACGGTCGAGGCGCTCGTCGCGCGGTACTTCGAATGGCAGGACGGATTGCCGCACACCGACGAGCGCCGCAAGGCACAGTCCACGCTCGACGAGAACCGCGTCGAGGCGAAACGGCTGGTCAAGGTTTTCGGGAAAATGGCGCCGGCGGCCATCAAGCCGAAACACGTGTACGGCTACCTCGACAAACGTGCGCAGCTCGGCGCGCCGGCGAAGGCGAACAAGGAAATCGCCCTCCTGTCCGCGATCCTCGAATACGGCCGGCGACGCGGCGAGCTCGAAACGAACCCGTGTCGCGGCATCGAGTACAACCCGACGCGGCCGCGCCAGCGGTATGTGCGTCAGGACGAGATCGATCTGGCAGTGGAAGTCGCGCGGTCGCGCCGGAGCGTCGGCGATCAACATCCGAGTTCCGCGTACCTCATCCTCGCGCTATGCGTAAAGGCCGCCTACCTGACCGTCAGCCGGCCGACCGAGATGCGCGAGCTGCACCGCCAGAGCATCAGGCCGGAAGGCGTCGAGGTGCCGATTGGAAAGCGCAAGGCCGGCGAGCAGCAGCGCGTGAAGCTCGTGCTCTGGTCGCCGGAGCTGAAGTCGGTGATCGACGAAGCGCTCGCGCTGCAGCGCACGTCGAGCGTCCATGTCTTCGGCAACACGGCCGGCCAGGTGTACACGCGCAGCGGCTGGAACACGAACTGGTCCCGACTGATGGGCTATTGCGAGAAGGAAGCGCAGGCGCGCGGCGTGCGGTTTGAGCGGTTTGCGCTACGCGATATGCGCCCGGCGGCCGTCACCGACAGGCAGGAGGAAGGCGACGACCGGATTATTGACGCGACCGGCCATGCCGATGAGCGCATGGTGCGAAAAACGTATGACCGACGCCGGCAGAGAAAAGTGCGAGCGACGCGGTGAGCAGCGCTCGCACACACATGAAGCGGTAGGGCTACTACTTTTTCCTCGCCTCCTTGATAGTGCGAAGTGTAGACGCCTTGTACGGGATTTCGTACAAATGCTCAAAAATATGTTCGACGATCTCGATTGCGAGTTTCAACTCTCGTTCCGGAGGACGGTCAAGCTGGTGAACAGCGGCGTTGCCCATGAAACGGTGCTCATGTAGCGTCTGTGCGCCTGTGATCGTCAAAAAACCTTTCTCAGCGAGACCCGCTATTTTTCCCGCTAGGTCATCGCGACGGTCAATTTTTGTACCACCACCTTTCGCTTGCACCTCCACTGGCCCATCTGTGATCCCGCGCTCGTCACAAATACCTTCGACAATGGCTCGCAACCCTGCCGCACACAGGGTAGAACTCTCGTTGTTGAACGCGTCGATCACTTCACGATAGATTCGCCGGAGACTGGCTGGAACATTAAGAAAATCCTTCGCAGTGAGCGCGTTCTCAGCTCTGATTGGATAGAGGCGTTCGACCTCCCCCGACTCTCCAGTTTCGGGAACACTATCTTCTGAAAACCAAGATAGATGCCTGAACGAAACCGCCTCGCATCCTTTGCACTGAATTAGTTGATAGTTATTGGTCCAGTCGACGCTCCATCCTTCGTGCCTATCCCAAGCCGAACCAGTACCGTCGTAAGAGGAAACGATGCTGTGTTTCGTGTCGCGCTTACACTGAAGACATGCGACAGATATGTCTGCACCCGCTGTCTGATCCTTTTCGTACTTATTTTCGGATTCAACCATCGCGAAGCCTCCCCGTAAGCCATTTCCTTGAGTGTAAGAACGCAAAAAAGCCCGCTCATCGGCGGGCTTTCGCTACATCATCTTCCAAATTTTGGAATTTCATCTTCCAAAACCTGTAACACGTCAGCTTGTCTCTGCTGCAAGTGCTTGAATTTGTTGGGGTGGCTGATGGGACTCGAACCCACGACAACAGGAATCACAATCCTGGACTCTACCAACTGAGCTACAGCCACCACTGATACTGCTTTGCGTCTTCGCTGTTTCGTTTCGTGTTCAGCAGCGAAGAACAAGATTATACGAACACTTTTCCATCTTGCAAAGCATTTTTTTCAAAATTTTCGATAGCGTCGTTCAGATGCGTGCGCGCCTCGTCGAACACGCTCAGATCGCCGCGCGCGAGCTTCTTGTTGTCCGACAGCACGCGCCGCCAGCCACGTGCGCCCGCGACACCGCGATACAGGCCGAGCGCGTGCCGGACGATTGCGCCGAGATAGGTGCCGCGCTTCAACTCCGCCGCGCAATATTCGATCAGCTTCGCCTCGGCCTCTTCGCGCGTCGGCGCCGGCGCGGTCGATCCGTAAAAGCGCGCATCGACGCCCGCGAGCACGTACGGGTTGTGATACGCCTCGCGGCCGAGCATCACGCCGTCGACGTGCTCAAGATGCTCCGCCACCTCGTCGAGCGTCTTGATCCCGCCGTTGATCACGATCTCCAGCGCCGGGAAATCGCGCTTCAGCCGATACGCATAGTCGTACTTGAGCGGCGGGATCTCGCGGTTCTCCTTCGGCGACAGCCCTTTCAGGATCGCATTGCGGGCATGCACGATGAACGTGTCGCAGCCTGCCTGCGCAACCGTGCCGACGAAGTCGCGCACAAATGCATAGTCCTCCACTGCGTCGACCCCGATCCGGTGCTTGACCGTCACGGGCACCGACACCGCATCGCGCATCGCCTTCACGCAGTCGGCGACGAGTTGCGGCTCGTTCATCAGGCACGCACCGAATGCGCCGCGCTGCACGCGCTCGGACGGGCACCCGCAATTCAGGTTGATCTCGTCGTAGCCCCACTGCTCGCCGAGCTTTGCGGCGCGGGCGAGATCGTCCGGTTCGCTGCCGCCGAGTTGCAGCGCGACCGGCGATTCGTTCGGCGTGAACGCGAGATGCCGCTGCGCGTCGCCGAACAGCAGCGCGCCCGTCGTGATCATTTCCGTATACAGCCAGGTGTCGCGCGTCAGCGTGCGATGGAACGAGCGGCAATGACGATCGGTCCAGTCGAGCAT